CGTATCCTCCCGTGCCGGCGCCGGCGCCGGACTTGCCGAAGATGTCCGCGACGGCGCCGAGCGCGGAGCCAGCGCCGGCCCGCTGCTGCATCAGGCGCAGGCGGCGCTTCTTCTCCTCGTCGGTCTCGTCCTGCACCTGCTGGGCAAGGTCACGGCCTAGACCGAGCGTGTCGGATGCGCTGTTGCCGGGGAACATGGTGCCGAGTGCGATTGCCATGCCGGCACGGTGCGGCGGCGCTCACATGCGGGCAACGCACCTCAACGCTTCCGGCGGGGCGGCAATTGAAAGAATTCTGCCGGTTCCGCGTCCAGAACGGCAGCCAGCTTGCCGATGACGTCAACGCCGGTAGACGTCTTCGCCGTCTCGATTTTCGCCATGTAGCTGCGGGACACACCGGATTCCCACGCCAGCGCCTCCTGTGACAGCCCGCGGGCGCGGCGCAACCTCACAATATTGCGGGCGAGGATGTGACGTATCTCCATCCCCGCCTTGAAGCCTGATGTCTATTATTGACCACCCCTCAATAAAGGGGTGAAATGGCCTTCCGGTTCCAAAGGAGGGCGACATGGATCACGCCGAGCGGATCATGGAGGACAGGACGGCGCGGGCGGACGCGCTGACAAGCCGGGGGTGGAACGATCCCGCAGCCATGCGGGCGGCCTGCGCCGGGGCTGGCCGGACGCTCGCCGGGGCGGCGCGCAAGGCGGAACCGTGCCGGGACGCCGATCTGCCGCAAGTTGCGAGCAGCTGCCTGTGAGACGGTATCTCAGGCCAGATCGAAGTCCATGTCCTTGGCGGTCTGTATTTCGCCGTCGGCGCCGCGCCGCCATCGCGATGCGGCACGAAAATCCTTCGGCGCCTTGGCGTGGCGAATATCCATGACGAGCTGGCGGGTGGCTGACATCAGATCGTCATCGATGCGCACCACGAGGCCATCCTTGCGGTGGTAGCCGGCGTACTCGTCGAACCACTCGGCGAGGTGCACAGCGACCTTCAGCCGTCCGGACGCCAGACGGCGGTCCATTTCGTCGATGCCGTTTTCAAATTTATTCGAGCCATCCGGGAACTGGGCATGCTTGGGGCGCATCGCCATCCCGAGCCGCTTGTATACCGCGGCGATCGTCTCGCCGGACAAGAGGCTTGCCGCCCGGCCGCCGTCGTGGGGCCACGCAACGGGGGCGTCCCACATCGGGTGGCTCTTCATGGTGGCGACGTGGGTGGGAGCCTGGCCGGCGAGGCGCACGGCGTGGACGATATAGATGGTGTCGTTATCACGGTCCCAGGCGCCGAGCACGGCCGCGAAGGGGTGGCCGCCGGTAAGGCTCCCGGAATGGCGAAAATCAAAGCCCCACAGCCAAGGCCAATAGCCTGGGAAGTCGGCCGGGTCGCGGGTGTGCTTGATACGCTCGGCGGGTATCTCAAAGACGGCTCCTTCGCCCTGCATGTCGGCGCCGTAGGCCCGCGCCTGGCGCTCGGACTCCTTGTAGCGGGCGAGAATGACGGGGATATCCTCGTCGGGGATATGGCCGCCGCGGGACACGGCGCAGTCGTCGATCGTCATCAGAATCTCGGCCGTGCCAGGCAGCCGCTGCTTGAACCGCTTGCGGACAGGCGTCTGGCCGAGCATCGGCGTCATGCTGCAGAGGATTTTGCCGCGGGTTGTCGTCAGCCGCGCCAGGCACTCGCCGTAGACCACATCGTCACCCGGGTCCTCGTCGATCCATATCTCGTCGCACGGCTCGCCCTGGAACGACTTGCGGCCCTGCTCGTAGGTCTTGAACCGGATCACCGCCGGGCCGCCGGTCTCCCGCGTCAGAGTCACCGAATCCACGAAATCGGAAATCCCGCGGGCCATCGCGACGCCCTTGGGCTTGATGTTGTCCAGCGGGATCAGTCCGGTTCCAAGGCCGCCGTCCTGCATGATGTCGCCCAAAAGCTTCGTCTGCACGCCGGCGCGCGTCGTCGCCGAGGTATCGCAGGCAGCCCACCCCAGCCAGTCGAACGGCCGCTCGATCGCGGGCGGCTCGAGGAACCGCCGGCCCTCGTACCAATCCGGATACAGCGCCAGGGCATCCATGGTCATCTGCGCACCGGCCGCCGTCGTCTTGCCGAGCTGGTTGCCGGACCGCAGCATGCACTCGGTTGCCTGCAGCCCGTGGAATGCCAGCTGCTTCTCGTTCGGCTTGTAGAAGTCAATCCGCCGGTATTTCCGCCGGTACTCGAACTCGGTGAGCATCTTCTTCTGATGCCGCCGCACCGCGTTCGGGTCGGGACCCTCAGTCGGCTCGTCCATCGCCAACCTTCCCCTCGATCACCTTCATCCCTTTCTTCGCATCCCGCTCCTCGAGCATGCGCTCGTACCGCGCCAGCCCGGAATGCCCGAACTGCTCCACAAGCTTCTCCCGCGGCACCTGCATCGACGTCAGGTAGGCCAGCGCCTCCAAGGCGGCGTCGGTGTGGTTCAAGTCCACCGAGCCGGAGTGGTGCACCTCGATGCCCGTCTTCTCAGCAAATCCCGTCCGCGACCACACCATGCCGATCATCTTCACCATGTCAGGATGGCCGGGCTTCTCCAGGATTTCCTTGGCCCGCAACGTCGCCAGCAGCGACAGCCCCCGTAGCGATTTCCAGGACACCTCGTGAACAGCAGCTAACACGCGCTCCCGCTGCAGCACCTCGTGCGCCCTGATCCTGGCGCCATCGGCGACGTTCGAATATCCCGCCGCAATCGCCGCCTGAGCACCGTTACCGCCGTTCACCACGTAGGCCCATACGAACCGCCGCTCCCGCGCCCGGCAAGCCAACAGTTTCGGCCCCATGTCCGCCTCATCCGGCAGAGCCAACTCAATCGTCACGACGCCATCGTTCATGCTGGCACCGTAACGAAGTCACGAAAACACCAGCAACGCACCCCATAAAGTGTTGCCATAAAGACACAGAGTTTCGGGGAGGGGCGCGAAAAAGAGGGGGGAAGTAATCAGCCGAACCGCGGCCGCGTTTCCCCCCTCCCCCCACCCGGGGCCGGGTATTTCCGCACCCGCACGAGAGCGATGGCGCGTGTTCGCGAACGATGGACACGTTCCGATGCCTGCAATATCAGACACTTATCACCAAAAGGCACGACATGCGCCAGGACATGTGCGTGTCGTCTGTGTGAGGTACCTCACACTTGCGTTACGACGCACGAGATACCGTGAATATCCACACCGCAGCTTGGCGCACCGCAGCTTGGCGCAGCCTGGCACACCTGTGTGCGCATCCCTGTGTGTGTGTGCCTGCGCCTGCCTGCATGTGCGCCACTGATGCGCATGGTGTGTGTGGTTGCGGGCGAGTCGCGTATCCTCCCGCACATCCTTGCGCGTTCGCGCTGCGTCGTGTCCTCGCGCTCGCGTGGCTCGCAGGCTGCGGATGGTGTTGTTGGTGCACTTTATCTTCATGGCGAGCAACGCACCTTTGAGAAATGCCTGCGGCTGTAGGATAACTACTCCACAGGCTGGCTTGACAGGATTGTGGCCAAGCCGTTGTACCGATCAGTCACATTACCTGCGAGCTATGTTTTTGGTAGCTGCTTCGCGGCGTTTGAGGGCGGCATGAATTTCAGCGGGGGCGCCACATAATACGCGGCATCGAACAACATTTTCTTCATCTCCTTCATCACCCTGAAATCCGCCCCCGACATGTATTGCACATCGGCCTTCAGCGCGGCGTCAAACAGATCGTCATGAAGTTGGCGTTCGTCTCCGCCCTTGGCGATGTTGGCCTCAATGATATCCATGACGAAACGCGCAAAGCCGAATGCGAGCTGACGGCGGTGCGCGTCGTCTTCCATTATCATAGTTGCGGTATCAGCCATCGTGCTGTGCTCCAATATGCCGATGAACGGCTTATCTGCCTTTGCCGTAAAGACGCTTCTTCTTTGCGCCCCGCATCATTGCGCAATGGGCGTCGCGTTGTTCCACCGTCGTCTTGCTCCACCGCGTGTGAGCCATCATACTGGCCCATACCGGGGCAGCCCGCAGCGCAACCGCCTTGCTGATCCGGCTGGCCGGCCGCACGCTCGCCTCCTTGCGCCTGCCCTCGCGCGCCCACAGCCTGCCCACCTGTCTCACCTTGGCCTCGTCCACGTGCAGGCTGCCCGACAGCCCGAGCGCCGTGAGCATCACCTCGAGACTCGCCATCGACGGCGACTTGAGCCGCGACGGCCCGATCAGCTTGTCGCCGTAGCCCGGCGTGAACCCGCACACCCGATCAAACGTCTCGTTGGATAGCCCGAGATCGGCCTTGCGCCTGGCCAGCAAGTCCAGCAGCTCGTGCGCCGAGGTGAAGCGGGCGTATTCCGTCATGCAAACATTCCTAATCCCGCACGTTGAACGGCATACCAGCGGCGCATATGGTGGGCGCGATAAGCAAAATTAAAGTTCTGCCCGTCCTTCTCCTTCTCGCGTCGAGCTGCGAAGTCCCACGCTTGGCTATCGACAGAGAGAACGCGTGGATGCCCAGCAAGGGCCGCGATGGCCGCTCCCTTCACGCCGAAAAGATGCAGTTTGACATGGCGCGGCAGGCTGGCATCGATCGCGGAAAGAACCCGGATGATGCCAGTCGGTCCCGTCAGTTGACGCCGGCAGACAGAGCCGACGCCAACCAGCGCGGGAAGATCAGGGATCATCTCGGCGCAACGCAAATAGTCGTCAGGAATCCAACCCTGAAGGACCGGCATCGGCGGCGGGACGCCTCGATCGACTGCCACCTGCCGCGCCCAATCCAGTTTGAAAGCCGTGCGCTTGATGCGCTCCAGTACTTCTGCACGGTTTCCGGCAATCTCAGGCTCGCAGCAATAATCAGGAGCCGCCCACCATGTTGGCCTCATGCGCCCGGCAAGATTGACGTAATCGCCCAGCGTCCAGCGATAACCCCAATATCGCGCCATCGCTACAAAACCGGCGCTATCCAAGGCAACGTCGGCGCCATTGAAGATTGAGTTGTTTGGAAGTCCAAAGCGACTTCTACGCCAAAATGCATTGGCACTTACGAGAATGGGTGCATCGATTTCTCGCGCGACGGCAGAGAAGCGCTGAAAACAGGCCGGGATGCCCACGCGAATTATCATGGCGCCCACCACATCATGAGCAACACCAGCCCCGCCCAGGCCAGCCAGTGCAGCCACAGCAGCCAGTACCGATGCCCGGCTGCCATCAGGACACCCCGCCAGACTCGTGCCGTGGCTGCTGGTGAGTCTTGGCCGCTTCTAGCTGCCTGGCTAGGGAACTCGGAAAAACCGCTCCAGGCCGCCTTAGAAAGTCTTCGCAGCCATCCGCCTGGGAGGCCGGCGCATATCCCAGTTTGCAGCCCAGGCCGAGTTTGTATGTGCCGGCATTCCCGAACAGGCATCGGCCGCACACCCGCCCCTTGGCCGCGTCGATATCGTGCAGCGCGCGCACCATGTCGGCGATCGCCGTCATTCCGCAGCCTCCTTCCGTGTCTCGCGCTGTGCCTCGGCCGCGTAGCGATCGAGCGTGGCCTGTGCCTGCCGGCGCTCGTCATCGTTGAAGCGACTGGCGCGCGCCTCGCATTTGCCGCCGGGACGCAGGTGCCACAGGCCGAGCCGCTTGAACTGCGCGTCCAGCTCGGCTTCCGTTGGCCTTGGCAGCGCCGGCGCCGCAAGCAGCTTGCGCGTGTTCTCGGCTTCCAGACGCGCCTTCGTCGGCTCGTAGCTCTCCTGGCACGCCGCCGTGATCTCGGCGATCGACGGCAGCCAGTTGAGCCTCGACGGCAATCCCGTCGCCGGCTCCGTCACGCTCGTAATGACGTCCACCGGCCACCGCACCAGCACCGCCACCACCGCGGCCGCGTAGACTTCAGGATCAGCCACGTCCGATTTGCGGTAGCACCCAACCAATATTCTCGCCCGCTTCGTCGCATAGTCGCGCAAAGACATCGGCGACGCTGTTTGCGGGTTTGCCTGCAATTGCTGCCGGTTCATCGTCCCACCGTCCCTGGTTGAGCCATGTCGCCGGGTGTGCGACATACTGCATGTCCTTTCCCGCCACCGCCGCCGCGTAGTTCCGCACACCGGCAACCAGCGTATCGAAATCCACTTCGCCAGATTTGCGGACACGCTCGAAAGCCGAGCGCGCGGCTTTTTTCGCGACACGCCTTGGATACTGAAGCCAAAACACCTCGAAAGCATTTTCAGGCCAGTCTTTGTTTCCTCTCATCTGTTTCTCTCCGGTCCATGTCGGTTGGTGAGAGCTTGAGCGAAGGCATAGGACGACTGGCCCCAGCTTTCGCCAAGGTCGTCCCGTGCCTTCACGCGATCATGTCGGTCGGAGCCGAGCCGTCGCTTCAGGCACTGCAGTCGCGGTGCTACGCTGCAGCTTGCTTCCTACTTTCCACGCACTTCACCGCGCGGCGGCCATCCCTCGAAGCTTTCGGACCGGGATTGGGCTGTGGCCGGGCCCCCAGTTGCCGCAACAATCTCACGCCGCTGGTGTCCGTTGGCGTCCAGCGTGAGGTTCAAGCTACGCAACACGTGTTGTGTGATGATCCACCGTCGCGCCAATACCGGATCGCGGTACCAAGCGAAGACGAACCGCTGCCATTTGTTGTTTCCGCTCATTACAGGCAGTGTGAGGAAGCCATGATCAGAAATCATGATCTGGAAACTGTCGATGTCGTAACGAGTATCGATCTTCCGTCCTTCTTCGAGTGGAACTGAGTGATGGCAGAGAACCGCGCAATGTGCGCTGCCGCTCACCAGCGATTCATACGTCCAGCGTTGGCCCGGCTTTAGTTCGCGCCATTCGCGCGCGATGCTAGAAATCTCGCCGATTATCATCTTGCCGCGATTGTCGAATGAAATATCAACGGCGGATATTCCGGCTCCGACAGCCATGTCGATATCGCTTGCCGTAATGCCACGAGGCAACGGCTTGTCGCCAAGACGCGGATGTTGCCACGATGAATGGTCGAGCATTTTCCCACGCGCATATGCTTCGGGGGAAAAGATTGAACCGGGCTTGGTTTCGTTCATCGGCGCACCACCACAAATCCGACATCGGCGAAGCTCTCGGTGAACCGTGCCACGTCACTTCCGAAGTATGTGAAGGCTTGCCCCTGCGTCGGTGCTGCCACGTCGCCATCAGGCTCATAGAATTTGATAC